GGTGAAAGGCGCGCTTTTTCAAGGATCGAACGTTGGGCAGGGCGGTGTTGTTTCTCGTAGACATAATCTACGTCGCGGGGGTGGAGCGTATGCGGTTTGGGGATCAGCAATTGGACAAACTCACGTATATAGTTCGACATAGCAGTTGTCATGCGACTGGGCCGAGGCACAACATCTACAATGCGACCTAACACAGCAGCTATCTCATTAGCACGTGTCTTAGTAGGTACGAAAGACGGGTGCATAAATGGTTCCATGTAGGCGGTCATGGAGGCTTTAGCTGGTTCGGGGTTCTTGCTATCCATAAAGGTGTATTCTTTGACCTCAAAGCTACGACTAGCTATCACTTGCACCTTAGGTGCTGGAACTCTCGACCGGAAGTAACTGGCGAGAATGTTCATGAGGCAGGGTTCAGTAATGTCTGTTAGGCGACTAGCGTCCCACGGGGAAAATTCATTCTTACTCAATAAGACTTGTTCTTGGCAGGCTGTGAACTGTTTCGACGTTATCTCAACAGCGACCTCACGGGCAACTGGAGCAATCGAATAACGGCCAGTGCCATCGGGTTGTCTTATAAAGAGGCAGTTATACAGTCCTTGATTGACCTCCAAACGACTCAAACGTGTTCCGCCAACGAGCCAACTCAAATCGAACAAAGGAAAGTCGAAAGAGCTGACAGGGTTGAGGAATACAATCGTGTGGTTGTCATCAACGCGCTTGTGATCAACAGTGTAACATGTGGTCCTCACAATGAGGCCACAGCGGATACGAGTCGATGCAACAAGGATATCTGTACTATAGTTCCAAACTGGATGCACATAATTGGCACCACCAGAAACACCATAATGGACGGTGTTAGTGTTGTCGAAACTGTAACTGTAGTTGTCGCCATCCAATGCTGAACGGGCAACAACTGTGGGAGTAAAAGTTGAAATTAACATTGGCCGAGAGTAACGGGCCAATATGTGGGGCATGTCCATATAATAATCCACGTCCACAAACACAGGAATGTGTTGCGGGGAAGGACTCCATTCGGTGGGTGCTATGTTACTATCCTTCATCCAATAAATCGAACGACAGCCTTCAAGGCCTTTACGTTTGTCAGTCTTGGACATCTGCGTCATATAAGCTTCTCTGCCGACCAAGTCACAAAACGATACACATGAGGCACTGGCACTGTTTCTGGCCGAAGCCGCATTGCCATGACTATGAGAAAGTTGAGGGTTGCTAACAACCAAAGACATATCGTTGAAAGTCGCACGAAGTGACGAGTTAGTTACGCAGCCAGTACGTTGGATCAAACGCCAAATGAATGACGAGATCCAACTACGGCCTATCGGGGAATAGTTGACATCTGCAATCGAATAGATCGCGTAGCGTATGAGATACTGTGCCAAGCGATAAACAATTACTGAGACGAGGGCGATCGCTAAGAGAATAGCGAGATACACCAGGTAATCAGAAGGGGCCACCACCCACTGACACTCTATGCTTTCGACATTATCAATGTACATCTGATACAGTAAGTCAAAAGAGTGGGGCTCAGGACGAGCATGCCAGCACTTAGGGTGATAGTGGGGGTAAAGGGTTGGCTCGAGCCATGATTTCAAAATGGCGTAGTCACGAGTCAACCGTGCGATGAGCGGGGCCATGTACCGTGGTAAATCCACAAGGTCGTAGGCGGCATCAATCGCTGTTTGCATTAATTCAGCCAAGTCAATTCCACATGACAAGGCGGTGTTCTTCACGAATTTGAATAGGAACTGGTCCATGTTTTCAAAGCGGCTGGCGATAGTCTCAAACAAAGTTAAAGTCAGGATCAGCACGCGGGTAGTTGACAATGCGGTGATTAGGATCACGGCAGTAGGAGCCAACACCCAAGTTCCGTACGGTAGTATCCATACGAGAATCTTGAGAGTGTAGAACAAAGTAGCTAACGAAGAAATGGCAAACAACATTTCTGAAGCTAAGCGGGTACCGAATCCGCA